GTTTTCCTAAGTGATAGCAAGACCTTCTTTTAAAAATACTATGACTAAACCAAATAAGAAAAAAGTTAAAAAACAATATTTAGCTGGAACGTCAGGTGCATTAAGAGCTAAAAGAAAAGCTGCATTAAAAAGATTAAATAAGAATAATAAAGGTTCAGGAGTTTTACCAGGAGATAAAAAAGGTGGTAAATTTGTAGGTTCCAAAAAGAAAAGTAAACATAACAAAAAATTTAAGGAGATGTACGGATGAGCTCAACCTCAACTGCAATTAAAAATAAAGCTAAAAAATCTGGAGTGTCAGCTTCTAAAATAAGACAAATTTATAATAGAGGTTTAGCAGCGTACAGAACAAGTGGTCATAGAAAAGGTGTTAGTCCGCAAGCTTGGGCTATGGCTAGAGTTAATTCTGCTTTAACAGGTGGTAAAGCAGCAAAAGTTGATAAAGATATTTTAAAAGGTAAAAAAGATAAAAACAGAAGAGCAGACGGACGTAAAAAGAAACCTAAAAAGAAAACAGCATAATGGCATTAGAAGTAGAACTAGATAAAAAGAAACTTGAATATACTAACGAAGATGGACAAAAGGTTCGTGTAGATGTAGATCAAGATTTAACAGAAAAAGAAGAAGAAGCTTTTGAATCAAATCACTATGCTAATTTAGCAGAAGAATTAGAAAATCAAGAAGTTTTAAATATTGGTAAATCTTTAATAAAAGCTTACGAAGATGATAAAGCTTCAAGAAAAGATTGGGAAGATCAATATTCTAAAGGTTTAAAAATGTTAGGAGTAGTTGTTGAAGATAGACAAGATCCTTTCCCGGGAGCTTCAGGTGTTCATCATCCATTAATGTCAGAAGCTGCAACTCAGTTTCAAGCAAGAGCTATTTCTGAAATGTTTCCAGCGGGTGGTCCTGTTAAAACTCAGATAGTTGGAAAACAATCAGATAAAAAATTAGAACAAGCTCAACGTGTTCAAGACTTTATGAATTATCAAGTAACTAATCAGATTACAGATTATTTTAACGAACTAGATCAAATGTTATTTTATTTAGCGTTAGCAGGTTCAGCATTTAAAAAAATATATTTTGATAATTCTTTAGATAGAATTTGTTCAAAATTTGTACCAGCAGACCAGTTTGTTATTTCATATGAAAATACAGATTTAGAAACTGCTGAAAGATATACTCAAGTAATGAAACTTACTACAAACGAAATTAAAAGAAGACAAGTAGAAGGATTTTATAGAGATGTACCAGTAACACAAAATCAAGGTGGTCAAAATTCTTCTGACTTAGTACAATCGACAATAGAAAAATTAGAAGGTATGTCAACTTCTATGTCAGATAAAATTCATACTATTTTAGAAATACATGCAGATATAGATTTAGGAGAAGATGAATCAGGTTTAGCTCTTCCATATATTGTAACTGTAGATTATGAATCAGGTCAAACTTTAGCTATTAGAAGAAATTGGAAAGAAGACGATCCATTAAAAAGAAAAAGAACTTATTTTATACATTATAAATATCTTCCTGGCTTAGGCTTCTACGGCTTTGGCCTTATTCAAATGATCGGCGGTTTGCAACACGCTAGTACAGGAGCACTTCGTGCTTTATTAGATTCAGCTGCCTTTGCTAATCTCAATGGTGGATTCAAAGCCAAAGGAGCTAGAATAGAAGGTGGAGATATTACAGTCTCACCTGGTGAATGGGTCGATGTTGAAGCATATGGCGATGATCTGCGAAAGAGTTTTATCCCTCTTCCTTTCAAAGAACCTTCGCCTACACTACTACAATTGTTAGGTGTTTTAACTGAGTCAGGGAGACGTTTTGCAAGTATAGCAGACGCTATGGTAGGTCAATCTGCTGGAAGTGGTCCAGTTGGTACAACTATTGCTTTAATAGAACAGGGCTCTAAAGTATTTTCTGCAATTCATAAAAGATTACATCAAGCTCAAGGTAGAGAATTTAAATTAATTTATGAATTAAATGGAGAATATCTAGATGATGAATATCCTTATGATGTAATAGGTGAAAGAAAAACAATTAGAAGAAAAGATTTTAATGATGCTGTAAATGTAGTACCAGTAAGTGATCCTAATATATTTTCTCAAGCTCAAAGAATTGCATTAGCTCAAACTGGTTTACAACTAGCACAACAAGCACCAAACATTATTGATACTAAAGAAGCATATAGAAGATTTTTACAATCATTAAATATTCCTGATTATCAAGATTTAATAATTGAAGATGAGGAAACTCCAAGACGAGATCCAGTTTCTGAAAACATGTCTTTATTAAATGGTAAACCAATTAAAGTTTTTGAAGATCAAGATCATCAAGCTCATATTGCAGTACACCAACAATTTATGATGGATCCTAGATTTGGAGGAAACCCTCAAGCTAAAGAAGTTCTATATCCATTAATGATGGCTCACTTAGGTCAGCATATGGCTTACTTATATCAACAACAAATGCAAGCTCAAGTACCTCAAGGTGTACCTACATCTTCAGGAGAAATTAACAAAGAATTAAGAGATGAAGATACAACAGAGATTTCAGTAGAACAAGAAAATAGAATTGCTGTTGCAGCTGCACAAGCAGCACAAGGTCTTATGGGAAGTATGCCACCAAATCCAGAACAACAAAAACAACAAATGGAAATGCAAGAGAAACAAGCAAGTTTACAACTAAAAGCAGAAGAGCTTAACATAAGAAAAGCTAGATTTGCTGAAGGAGTAAAAGATAAGGAAAGAACGCAAGCTAGAAAAGATGCTGAAACTAAAGCTAAGATAGTTGAAACAGCTTCAAGAGTTGCGAAAAGAAATGATTAATGGCAGTTAAACCTGAAGAAATTAGAAAAGCTAAAAAGTTTTTAGAGAATAAAAATTATTCTATAAAAAAAATAAAACCAAGATTATTTGCAATGGTCGCAAAATCACTTCAAATAAATTATACAAATCTTTTAAATAGATTTGAGAAAGAAGTAAATGGAAAGATTAGTAATAGCGATAAAAAAGAAAATTAAAGAATACGACATAGATTTAGGTAAAAATTTGTTGTCAAGAGGTGTAGATAAAATTGAAGACTTCAAAAAAATACAAGGAATGTCAGAAGGATTAAATAGAGCATTAGAAATAATTGACGAAACTACTCAAAAATACAAGGAAGGAGATATAGATGATTAGTCAAGAAATATGGGCAACAGATAATGATGTGCCTACACCAGAAAAAATACCTCAACCAGTAGGGTATAGAATTTTAATTAGACCTAGAGGTGTAGTTGAAAAAACAAAAGGAGGAATTATTTTAACTGATACAAATAAAGAACAACAAAGTTATTTAAATTCCGTAGGACAAGTTATTGCCATGGGACCAGAATGTTATGGTGATAGAAAAGCACCTTGGTGTAAAGTAGGAGATTGGGTTGTATTTGGAAGATATGCAGGTGCCAAAATTTCTGTACAAGGTGTCAAAATGGTGTTAATTAATGATGATGAGGTTATTGCTACACTAGAAAACCCTGAAGTAATAGCTCATCAATTATAATATACGTTAGCAAAACTAACGACAACATAGGAGACAACTATGATCGAAGAAAACAACAATGAGAAAGAACTAGAAATTAAGCTTGAAGAAGATGTATCTGAAAAAGAAATAGAGGTTCCTCAGAATCCTATTGATGCATTAGTTGAAAAAGCTGAAATCGAAGAAAAAGAGAAAGAAAATGATAAAACATTTGAAAATGAAAGAGATTTAAAACTTGAAGAAAAGAAAAAAGTCCCTGAATATTCAAATGAAATGCCATATTCTGAAAAGGTTCGTAAAAGAATTGCAAAAGAAGTGGCTAAAAGAGCAGAAGCAGAACAAAAAGCTGTTGAATTAGAGCAAAGATTAGCTGATCTAGAGAAAAAAACTTTTGATATAGCTAGTAAGAGCTTAAAAAACAACTATACAACTGTTTCTAGTGAACTTAAATCAGCAATTGAAGAAGGTAATACTGAAAAACAAGTAGAGCTTTATGAAAAAATGGCTGATATAAGAGGACAAATGTCTAAAACAGAAGAATTATCTTCTGAAATACCTAAAGTTGAAAAAAAACAAGCACAAACTCCACCTTTAGCAGCAGATTGGGTTAAAGATAATCGAGAATGGTTTAATAAACCTGGTTTTAGAAAAGAAACTGCAATGGCGTATGGTATTGATGCAGAACTTACTGAAGAAGGTTGGGATGTTAATGATCCAGATTACTATATCGAAATGGATAAAAGATTAAAAACATCAGGCTTGTCTTATTTCAATAAAAGTCAAGAAGACGCTGTCCAAACAGACAAAAATGTGGTACAAAAAAACAACAGAGTGCAATCTCCTGTAGCTGGAGTTTCTCGTAAAAAAGGAACAGACAGTAATAGAGTTAAGCTAACTCAAGACGATATCAGAACCGCACAAACTTTCGGTATTGATATAAATGATGAAGCGGCACTAAAGCGGTTTGCTAAAGAAGTAAAAACTTTTAGCAACAATACGTGAAGGTAAAGGAGCACGACTATGAGTAATAAAATAAACAACGAAACTAGAGCTGAAAAAGCAAAGGTTTCACAATGGCGCCCTAGTAATTTATTGGAGGCTCCTGAAGCTAGACCTGGTTACAAACAGAGATGGATTGCAACTATGGTTTTAGGTCAGGAAACACCGACAAACGTAGCCAAACGATTGAGAGAAGGTTGGCAACCTCGTGACCCTAAAACGGTCAAAGATGCTGGTCACTATCCAACGATAGAACATGGTAAGTTTGCTGGTCATATAGGTATCGAAGGAATGCTACTCTGTGAAATGCCAGAAGAAATGGTAAATGAACGTAATATGTATTACGCTAAAATGACTGAGAATTTAATGCGATCGGTCGAACAAGATATCCATAGAGTTGAGCAACCCGGAAATCCTATTCAGAAGTCTTTCAAATCTGAAGTTACTAGAGGTGGTTTTAAAGAGTAACTATAAATAGGAGACTATAACTATGGCAAATGCTGACACACCTAATGGATTTATTCCATTAAGGCACTTAACAGGTGGAGTTATCAGACCTCAGGAATATCCTATTGCTAATAGCTACGGTACAACAATCGCATCTGGAGACTTAGTAACTATGACTACAGATGGTACAGTGATTAGAGGTACTGCTGGCGGAACAGCATTAGGTGTATTCTATGGAGTTGAATACATTGAGAACTCTACTGGTGATGTCAAATTTTCTAAAGTTTGGAATGCAAGTACAGCTGTAAAAGCAAATACTGCAGTAAAAGCTTTAGTATATGACGATCCAAATATAACGTACCAAGTACAATGTAATGGCACATTCGCAAACGCAAACGTTGGTGAATTGGCTAATGTTACAATTGGTACTGCAAACACTACTTTCGGTTATTCAACAGACGAGCTGGACATAGCAACTTTAGCTACAACAGCAAAAGTCTTGAGAATATTAAGATTAGTAGATAAACCAAACAACGATGTCGGAGCTGATGCACTTGTAGAAGTTGTAATTAACTTACACTTATACGGTACTCGTCAGGCTGGTGTCTAACCTTAACTAATAGGAGTTAAAAAATGGCTTTAAATAGAGCACTTTTTACCAAACAGCTCAATCTAGGTTTGAACACCGTGTTTGGTATGGAATATGATAGATATCCTGAACAATGGAGAGAAATCTATTCTACAGAGCAATCGCAAAAAGCTTTTGAAGAAGATGTACAAATGATCGGCTTCGGAGCTGCACCAACAAAAGCTGAAGGTGCTGCAATATCTTATGAATCTGGCAGAGAAGGATTTGTATCAAGATACGTACATGAAACTATCGCTTTAGCATTCTCAATTACTGAGGAAGCAGAAGAAGATGGTCTATACGGATCTTTAGGTGCAAAGTATGCTAGAGCTTTAGCAAGATCAATGCAACACACTAAGGAAATTAAAGGTGCAAACATCTTAAACAATGCAACTAACACTGCACAATTAGGTGGTGACGGAGTAACTTTATTGAATGCTTCACACCCTCTAGGTGGCGGCGGTACTGCATCTAACATTTTAGCAACACCTGCTGATTTATCTGAAACGTCTTTAGAGACACTTTTAGTACAAATCTCAGAAGCTACAGATGATAGAGGTATACCTATCGCTTTAACTGGTCAGAAACTGATCGTTCCACCAAATTTAGTGTTCATAGCTGAAAGAATCCTTAAGTCTAATTTAAGACCAGGAACTGCAGATAATGACATTAATGCAATGAGAAATATGGGTATGATCCCGGGCGGAGTAGTCGTTAACCAAAGACTAACTGACACGGACCAATACTTCATTATGACTGATTGTCCTGATGGAATGAAACACTTTGTTAGAGCACCAA